TGATGAGATACCTAATAGGATACCAGCTTTTAATAATTCTTTTAAGATGTTACCAGATGGCGTTGGTAGAATTTCTACTGTCCCACAAAGGTCATCACCTTCCCAATGAATTTCTCTTACGTTATGAGATACGTTCTTTAAATTAATTACAGTAGAATCCGGATGGTCTAATTCACCCAATGCTCTACGTTCTTTAATTAGTATTTCGTATTTCTTAGCTTCTCTCATTAAGATTTCTCTAGGATATACTCTACCATTTTGGTTTTCAGCAGATGCTCTTTGTAGAATACCCTTTACTAAGGTTCTCCCTCCGTCATCTTCTTGTACCTTACCTTCGAATAGGTTTGTTTCTATTAAGAGTGATTTCATTTATATTCTTATTTTTTAGATTCCATTTTGCTTCTAATCTTATTAGCAATAGTACCTAATTGAGATTTATCAACACCTAAACTATCAACAACCTGTGCAACTAATTGTAATTTTTGCATAGGGTTTAATCTAGCATCTTTGATTTTATCAATTGCTTGAGATAATTTCATTTTAATTGCAGCTGGAATTGTTGCGGATGGTAATTCAGTAGATATTGCTTCTACTTTATATTCCTCCCCATCGACTTCAAACTCATCATCTCCTGCTTGCTTTGCGTTAGAAACGGCCGCTCCAAAAGCATTACCTTCACTCTTTTCACCCTTACCATTCCAAGCAGAATCAATTTTATTAAAGAAAGATTTCTTTTCTTCATCTGACATTGCATTAATATCTTTACCTGCTTTATCTAAAGCTTTTTGAAAGAATGCTTGATATTCAGATTCTTCTGTCATCACTTCCTTAACTAATTCTTTTAGTCTTTGTCTAGTTATGTTCATATTATAATGTTCTTATTTTTTCTGAAAGATTCATTAACCTCTCTTTTATCTTATGTAAACTCTTATTTGTTCTTTTATAGTAATCTCCTCTCTTAACTCCATTCTCATTCTTTATCTTAGAATACCAGTTAACAAATTTCTCTACTTCACCTAATTGTTGTTTGATAGATGTTATACCCTTACTCATTTTAGATTTAGGAGAACCATCTTCATTTTTAATTGCTAACCAACGATTTTCGTTTAAACTAGCCGCATCATCACTCTTTGTCAATACCATACCACTCTTATCAGCAATTTCACCAGAATCACTACAATCAGTTGCGGTTGGTTTTATTTCCAATGGTTTTTTAGAATTAGCAGGAATATCGTTTTTCAACCAATCCTTTTCTTCACCAACAATTGTACCGCCAGATAATTTAGCTAATTTAGCGTTTTTACCAGCAACTTCGGATGGTTTTGAAAATGGTGCACCAGCACTACTTGTTATTCCTTCTTCTAAATCATCAACAACCTCACCACCAGTTACTTTAGCCAATCTATTGTTTTTCTTTCCAGTTTGACCAGGTTTAGAAAATGCGTTTGGAGTATCATATCCAGCAACTGCACCAGTTACAGTCATTTCCTCCAATTCCTTTTCAGATTGGATTTCTTTAACTATTGTTCTGATTATTTCTTTTAATCTAGCTTCCATTATTTTACTTTAGATTTTAATTCTTTGATTAACTCATAAGAAAGCATAATAGATGAAACTTGATTATCAGATACAGATTTACCCATTTTCATTTTTTCTAAAACAGAAATAGTTTCAGATAATTTAATTGTAGTAACTTTGTCTTGAATTTTTAATTTGATAGATTTTAGTTCAGATACGATATTTGGTAATTCTACTGAAAGGTAATCTTTAAATTTAGATGTATTTGAAATATTGTTTATATATTCCTTTAACAAATTCTTTTGCTTTGAATCTAAATTTGTATATTTTTTATTAAATGTTTCAACAAGAATCTTATAGGTTAATAATCGTAGGTCTTTGTCTTGTTGTTTATATGATTCAATTAATTTAGTATCTTCTACTTTGTTAGTTTTGATAGAAGGTCTAGCTATAATATTTTCGATTAAGGTTACTTTTGAATTAAATACATCTTTAATATCATAGTTTTCTGATTTTTTAGATTCAAAAACTTTATATATAGATGCCAATACCTTATAATTTGTTATAGGAGATGAAAGAAACTGCTCTAATTCAAATTTCTCATTAATTTGCTTAATAAGATTATATTTTTCTTTTGCAAGTTTACCTTCGTTTAATTTAGAATGTGCTTGTGATACAGTATCAACAAACATTTCCGCTTTGCTTTCAGAATTATATTTTTCTTTTAATAGTAAATCATAAAGACGTAATTCTTTATTTAATTCAGTACCAGAAGCAAAGAATTCTTTTACAATGTTTTTTGCGTTTTCCGTCTTATCACCGTTAAGTACCTCTAATGTTATTTGTCTTACTAAAAGCTCAAATAACACTCCGGTATTCTTAACCTTAGAATGTTTTATTTTTTTCATTTATTTCCCTATAATTTAACCTATATCTATAAACTAACACATATAAATATAAACTTTTTAATGTTTATTAAAATTTACTGTCATCTAACAGATTATTTTCATCTAAAAGGTCAGTTTTTTGTGTTTTTTCACTTAAAATCTTCTTTTTTGCTGAAATTCCGTTTATATATTCTCTTGCTAATTTTTTACTTGATTCGATTGAACGAGTTTCTCTCTTTCTCTCTTTCTCATTTTCTTTGTTACCCAATGGGTCTCTACCATATGGATGTTTATCTTTACCATATGTATTTCCCTCCCTTGGCCTACCACCTTTATTATCCACAATCTCCTGCTTCATTTTTTGAATTTCTTCCTCAACGTTTTGTTGTTCTGGCGGGTTTGCTGGGTCTTCTCCTTGCTGTTCAATTGAGTTATAACGGAATCTATCTTTAAGGTCTAATACCATTTTAGCTCTCTCCATATCCATTTCATCCTCACTCATACTAAATACGTTATGATATACCCAATCGGTAGATAACATATTCATTCCTTTGATATCAGTTGCTAATCTAACTTTCTCACTCCATAGATTTACCTTCTCTTGCTCATATATTGTAGATGAGTTAGTTAAAGTAAGTTGGAAGTTTGTCATTTCAGCATCATCAATACCTTGTCCAGCTAAGTGAACAATTGCTATCTTATATAATTCACTAACGATTGTTCTTTGAATTCTTTCGATTGTTCTAGCAAAACGAACATCTTCTGCAGCCAATGTAGCTTTACCATTAACGTTCTCATCATATGATAAGTAAGCCTTTGGAACTTTCAATGCTGCAAATAGTTTAGCTTTTAAGTAATCAATATCTTCAACTGCTGCGTATTCTAATCCAGCTAAGTTTTCAATAGCCGTACCACTATCTCCACCCCTAACAGGTAAGAAGAAATCTTCAGTAAGATTCTGAATATTATATTTTAAGTTGTAATCGCCACTATTTTTATCAACAAATGGAGTTTTCTTCATTTTGTTGATAATCTTTTGCATATAGTTATCAACCTCTTGTGGGTTAATATTACCAATATCAATTTTGAACACTCTCTTTTCAGGTGCTCTCATAATACGATGGATTAACATCGCATCTTCCATTAAAGATAATTGTTTCCATACTCTACGACCATTTTCAATCATAGCCTTACCATATGGAAGGAAGTTTGTATCTGATAATAAACGAAAGTGAGCCATTTCATAGTTCTCATATTCTTTTTTACCAAATCTATCTAATTCAACTTTAAACTTAACATAATTTTGATTCATTGGGTCAGTACCTTCCAATCTTTCCGTATTATATACAGAGTATGGAGTTACATTAATAATACCTTTACCTTCTGCTATTTCCAATGCTAAAAAGAAATCACCATATTTTACCAAGTTTCTTACCCAAGGCCATAAATTGAATTCAATATTAACTACATCATAAAATAAGTTATGAAGTATTGCACTTACATTCTCATTTGATGATTTAATTTGTAATACATCACCATATTCATTCTTTGTAGTAGATTCATCAGCGTAGATATCTAATGCCGATGCTATAATCGGGTCATTATCCATAGCATCATAATCTCTAAAAAGTTCTCTACGAACTTGATGATATGCCATTGATTGTGCACCCTGATTAGTCTCATAGTAAGACCTTTGTAACTTTGTATATCTATCTCTAAGATTTACGAAGTTTGTATTCATTTGGCGGTCATCAGTATCAACAACCTTACGTTTACCATCTTTATCAACGGTTACGATAGCTTGGGTCGAGAATAACTTCTTTAACCTTCCAAAAAAACTTCTATCATCTATTTCTTGTTCTGCCATAATTTATTATTAATTTCTACAAAATCCTATTTTGACATTATATAACATAAATATCGTAAAATATCAAAACACTACAACCATTGGGATAAATCTTCAAAATCATCACCAACTCTCATTTTCCAAGGGTTATCATCCATACTGTTTCCCCCACCATAAATACCATTATATGTATTTGATGTAATACCACCTACCGCACTTTTAGTTAAATCGATTCCCTCTTGTCTTAAACGAAGTGCCGTATCTCTTACCCATAGTCCAATTGAAAACGCCATTACCAAGTCATCATTATAACCCTTCATAGCTTCTGCTCTACCATTCATATAGATAAATGTAAATAACTCATCTATTAAACGAGAAGAACGAACTATAACTGATTTCTCTCTAAAATAATCCGTTAGTTTTGATATGATTAAAGGTCTAGTCTTAGAAGTAGTTGAAAAACCAGCTACTAATCCTCTATCTTCAGCTCTATATTTATTTGTCATTTGATTCTCAGTATCAATATATTTTAAATCCTTACTCATATAGAATAAGTTTTTATATCCTCTATCAATTACTTGTTGAATTGTTGCCCAACCAATGTTTGCATTCTCCACCACAAGTAAAGCATCATTATATTCAGTTGAAAGTGCTACTAAGAAATTCCCAAAATCTTTTGTATCAACTTTACCTTTATATTCTGCTACTTGAGTTGCGTTTACGATATCAATTACATGACAAGTTGAATAATCGGCCCCATCGCCTCTCGCAACATCGGCAACAACCATATAAGATTTATTATAATCAGGATGTTCCCATTTCCAAAGGTTTCCATCAAATCCACCTTTCTCTATTGGTTCTTGAATATATGTTTCTTTAAAAAACATTAGCGTTTCCGGTTCAATTACTGTCTCACCAGAAGATACGAAGTCACAATCACACTCTTGTGCTGCTTTCTTTGTACCTAATAATTTTTCTTGCTCATCTCTCCATTTTTGGTCTCTTTCAGGATGTACTGTCCAATGTAATCTTATTGTATTGAATGGGTTTCTACTTTCCTCAGCTCCTAACCAAGTTTGGTGAAACCAATTACCCACACCATTTGGAGTAGAAAGTGCAATACAACTACCACCCGTAGATAGTGTTGATTGAGCCGCCACCCAAATCTCATCGATATCATCAATGAAGGCGGCCTCATCAAATATAAGAAGTGATAGGGCTTCAGAACGTCCTGCATCAGGAGATGAAGCAATAGCCTTAATTTGAGAACCATTTGTTAATCGAAGGGAAAGTTTGTTATCTTCCATAGAACCTCCTTTAAGCCAACTAGGAAGCAATTCATGCATCACTCTTACCTTTGTTACTAAGTTCTTTGCAACATCTTGCTTTGTTGCAATAACCAATACGTTAAAATCCGAATTGAATATCATTTTCCAAAGTGCGTA